GGTGACCAGCAATAATTTTGTACTTAGCCCCGCTGGTATTAGGCACGTTGTGAGACTGCAGCACGGTAAAGCCAGCCGCTTTGCCAACTTCACCATTTCTCAGTCCATCAGTAGTCCCAGCCTTGCTGGCATCGATGAAACGGTCGTCTTTCAACAAAGTGCCATAGAACCACGGAGGCACAACCACCCAGCGGCCATCAGTCGGCACTTTAGCATCCGTCAAGATTACCGCAAGGTCTACCAACAGTTCGTAGGCGTTAGTCTTATCCACTTCCTTGGGCGCTGCATCGCCCCCTATAGTGTTGCCGGCAGCCACCCCGGTATGCAGCCCGGCAATGTACTGGTCTGCCGCATCCCTAAGGGCATAAGCCGCTTCCTGCATGGCCGCATCCATTACCTTCGGGTTCTGCTGTGCTCTGTCTATGTCGTCAACCTGGAAGTTGAAATACTTCGCCTGGTCGATGGTCAGCACGGTCTGGGCATCGGTCAGGGTTTCAGGGTCGTCGATATCAGTGTTCTTGGTGTAGGTTCCAACAGTAATGGGACCAATGCTGTTAATCCGGACAGTATCACCCATCTGCCGAATTTCACCCTCGTAGTCCCGATTGACCACACCTTCTTGTCCGTATACCAGGGATTTCTTCAGGGATACCAGGAGCCTTGCGCTCCAGATTTCAGGAATAAAATTATCAATAGCCAAATTACCATTAGTCATTAAGATCATCCTCCTTAGTTAGTTTACTTTAATGTTCCTTCTGCCATTTGTTTCATAATGGTTCCCCAGTTTGTATCAATTTCTTCAGGTGTCATTTTTTTAATTTGCTCTCTGGTAAACACTTGGATTTGATTGCTAGCGTTAGCTGGATTCGTGCCTCCCCCTACTTTACCGGAATCTCCAAACAGGTACGGGTCACTCTTCTGGAGCTCTTTCAGTTGGTCGTCCAGCCCCAGCAGGTTGTCATCGTCCTGCTTGACTTTCTCCATATCAAGCAAGGCCTTTACTGCTTTGATGTTTTTAGCTTTAGCTTTAGCTAATGCTCTTTCTATGGCAAAATCAAGCTTCATCTGTGACATCTTTGCCTGCCATTCTTCGGCGGCCTTCTTGTTCTCGGCTTGCAAGGCCTCAATCTGCTTTTTGAGCTCCTCGCTGTTGCCGGCCGCCTGCTTCAGTTGCTCCAGCTGCTTGTCCCGTTCTTGCAAGTCAGCTTCAAGCTTCTTCTTGGCCTCGGCCGCTTCATTGTACTTGTCCTTGGGGATGAAGTGCTTTGGCAATTCTTTGCTGACAGCCTCTACAACACCATCAATCTTTGCCTCTTCAATACCAGCTTTTCCCAAAACCTCTTTCAACCAGTCCATTTTACAATCTCCCTTCATACTTTTTTATACTGGTTAGTGCCAGTTTCTGGGTCTTGTCTCTTTATGCCCTGACAATACTAAAGAAGGGCAATAAAAAAGCCCTTAGCAATTGCCTTGGGCTTAAAAGCTTGAGATATTAAAAACCACCTTTGCTTTTACGCTGGCGGCTTTAATTGACTTCGGCTTTCCAAAAGTTATTATACCTTTTCCCTATTCAGCTTTCAATTCCTCATATTGCTTAATAATTGAAGCATCACGCCCGACTGGTTTGGTTTCCGTTTTTTCATATGTACTTTTTAGTTTTTCTGCCGCCTTAATCTTCTCCTCCAATGGCGCCGAAGGCGTGTATAGCACCTCTCTCGACCTGCGTCTAATCCTTTTGATTGTAGCTGCATCCTGCGTTTCTTTATATGCTTTCTTTTCAGCTTCAGTTCGTGTATCCTTTGTCAGTGAAGTATTGCTATACTTTTGAGTCTCCTCAGCATTCGGATCTAATTCTCGGGAATATGGGGTTAACACGTGGCGGCAATTAGGATGAACAGGAATCCGAACTTCTTCACCATATTTTGGATACCTCTTATCGTTTCCCGATATGCTAAACACCTTGCCCTGCAAAGGCGCACACAGATGACACGTTGGATAGTGCGTAGATATCTGCACCAGATCCTGGCCATATTCTAAGCATTGATTAATTGTGGCCACGCTGGCGGCTTCCCTGGTTGTTGTCCTAGCCACCATTTCGGCATAGTTGTCTAGCCGCCACTGCCTGCCAAGCTTATCCACAAAGCCTGTCTGCCCTTTGTTGAGCATTTCCTGGATTACCTTGGCTTTCATCTCCTGCCAGCTGGCACCTGTGACCAGCTTGGCGCCGGTTTGCTCCAAGGCGACTTGGCGAAAGATATCATTCACCCTGCGACCAACAAACTGGGTTGCATTCCTCAGATTCCCTGACATATTTTGGGCAATAACATCAACAGCCCGCTGGTGAACCCTTGCAAAATTAGAGCGAACAGGTGATAGCCCTAACTTGTTCAAAATCACAATTGTATCTGCCAGCGAGGCTGAGTATGCCGTGCCAACTACATAAAGGATCCAATTGTCGGCATTTTTATCCATGGCTTGCAAAATGCCTGCTACATTTCGCAGAATCTGCTTTCGGTACCGAGCTGAGCCAGAAGCCAACTTCTTGGCATCCATGTTGTGCAAAAGCTCAATGATTTGGCGAAAGCCTGCACGATACATAGCAACCAGCTGCTGAATATGTTGCTCCTCGTTAAATGCCATTCGTTAGCACCACCTTTCATTCTTCGGTGGTGCTGGTTTCGCCTGTATCAAGGTTTGGTCTGAATATCAACGGCATCTCAGTGTCAGCATCAGCTCTTATCCTGGCAGCTTCTTGTTCAAGGGCTTCACCTTCGAGACCATGCAGCCGTCGCAATGCAGATTCTAAGCTAATTAGACCGCTTTCCTTTTGTGCAACCGTGGTATTGGTTATTTCTGTCTCGTCGTTAGGCAGGCCATCTTGCCAGTCAATGTTGATGTGATCCAGCTTTACAGCTCCTGACATGCCTTGAGCTACCTCCAAAGCTGCAGCTAACTTGAGAACTCTTTTAAGTGCTGGGTCAAACCTTAACCGGATCCTATTTGTCTTAGCTAGCGGTGCCATCATAAGCCGTCTTAGCGCTGTTCCACTCTCAGCAAACCCTGCCTTGAGCTGCCCAAATGCTGCAACTGAAGTTTCAGATAAGATATACAGTTGCTCCATCAGAATTTCAATTTGCCGAAACGCTGCATCTAGTTTACCATCCCAAGTAACATATCCTGGAAGTGCCTCTCCCTGAGAAACTGGAAAATATTTTCCTCCTCCCCTGTATGTCCACTCTCCCGTTATTGGATCATGCTCTAATGCAGTATCTGGCCCATACATATTAGGATCGCTGTGCTTATCTAAAATACGGCTTATTTGCGCTACTCTGATTTCCAGTTCCTGAATGATGCTATCCAAGTCTCCATAATCATCTAATCCGGTGACGCGGTCGGTGGTAAGAATGTTATTTACTGGAACAACGAGAAAATCGTCGACACCAGTTTCTTTTTCTTCCAATTCCTGTTGGGATTCTATAACCCCATCTTTTAGCAGAAATAAAGCAGTGGTAATTTTACCCCGCTCGTGGATTTCTGCCTTCAAATAATTGACGTCATTTTCCTCATAAGCATAAGCCAAAACATGAACCACAATCTCTTTAACGTCATCGGACTTTACTACTGGGAACCACACGCCGGGCTGCTGTCCGGTGATGATAGCTCTACCATCAAAACCTACTTTGAAAAGTCCAGTCCCAAAACGAGAAACATCAAGCGCAACCTCATACGCTGTGTTGATGAAGTTATTATTTTCTACGATTCTTTCTACAGTCTGTTGTTCTGGACTGCCTTGTTCCCCTGCTGTAATACGAGGCGGCTCGCCTAACAAAAGGTCTGCCCAAAGAATAGACAACCTTTTGTGCCAGTTTAGGATTATTTCAAGCGTTGCCTTCTGTTCATCACGCAGAAGTTTAATCCACTCCGAGAAAACCTCATGATGTTTTCCCTCAAATAGCTTTCGGTTTTCACTGTATAGCCTCAATCGTTCAGATTCTTCAGGTGGTGGCCACAGTCGACCAGGAGATAGAAACCCTAACGATGTAAGCAACAATATCACCATCCTTACCAGCCCGGAGGTTTGTTTACTATCCCAATTCCTTTACGGCGCACTAACATTTCAAAAGCTCCGCTTACTGCATCAACCTGGTCATCATGTGCGCCGTTGGGGAAAATCTCTGCTTCGTCAAGAAAGTCGTTTATCCACGGTCCCCTTACCAACTTCACATTTCCGGCCTCAGCAGCTGAACTAACG